TCGCCCTTAGACGTAACCATTGTATGGCTTAGAGTGTAAGGACTTTCCATGATTGGCATTTCGATGTCTTCTGAAATGAGAACGGTTGTCTCGGCCTCATTGCCACAAGATGGGCAAGTATGTCCGATGTCTTTCTCATTGCCATAAGTAACCCGAGCGATGTTGATAAACAACTGCTCACGTTCACCGATAAGCAACTCAGCAAGGATCGACTGGCGTTCGGGAAAACTCAGATCGGTCATTTGTGTTGATCCGATCCGAGCCGTCCCGTACACCAGCACACCGTCAAAGAAGTCAGCGGTGTCATTGAACCGTGCTAGAGCCTCTTCGTCAGACCCCGTGAGTTCACGGAGTTCAACCTCGGTTTCCCACTTATTAGCACTATGCCTACCACGAGGTAGATCAAAGAGAAGCGAGGGAGCAGCCTCAATAAGGGGGATGCTGCCAGCCACTACCTTTTGTGCTTCCTGAAGATCCCGTTCTTTGACGAACTGCGAATCTCCATTTTCAATATCTACAAATGACACGATTAATTCTCCTATTAGTGGGAGTATGGGTTAGTTATCAGACGTAATTGGTGCTACTGCCAACGCCGTTCGTGACCTCAGACTGACCCCAAAGGACCTCAAGGCCCTCGTGGTGGATCGTCATCTGAGAGACAAGAATAGCGTTGTCCATAGCGTTGAGTCCTGAGTAAGCCACGTTGGCAACCCAAGCGTTGTACAACTGGAACGCAAGAACCGCTCCGTTGGTGTCGCCCTTCACAGCAGCACCGTCACCCTTGGTAACCGGGTGATCAAAGACACGGATCATCATATCAAAGCGATAGTCGCTATTGATATCGATAGAACCGTTGCCCCACTGAACGGCAAACATCTGCTTGGCAAGGTTCCACATACCGGGCTTCTGATAGAAGACACCCGATGACAGGGTAACCGGCGAGAAGTCGGTCATTCCCGGCATCTTGTGTGGGTTGGTATTCCAACCACCCTCACGGTAAGGAATCATTTCAGTAGACATGTTGAGTCCGTCTACTGAGGTGAATCCCATGGAACCAATGCCCTTCTGAAGGCCATCGGTGTAGTGGAAGATTTCCACCTGAAACTTAAAGTTACGGAGCGGGTCGGCATACTGCCTAGTGCGCTCTGACATGGTCGTACCGGCCATTATCTATTTCCTCCTCAACCCTGCGGCTGAACTTGAGCGGTGAAACCACCGCTTTCGAACTGGGTAACACGGATCACGATGAATTCTGCGGGGTACTCAAGAGCAACACCAATCTCCATACGAACCTCACCGGAAGCAATAACCGAAGGGGTATTGATAGTAGCGTCGCACTTGATGTAGTACGCCTCAGTCGCATTGGTGCCACGAAGACCGCCTGCTTCCCAAAGGGGACGAAGCAGTCGTTCAGCAGTCATACGAAGTTGGGTCCACAGACGCTGATCATTGTTCTCAAAGAGAGCAAACTGCGTAGAACGACGCATGCTTTCCTTGATGTAGATCAGGGTACGTCGGGCCGAAATGTAACGGTCAGCGCCGTAAATCTTACGAGTACGGGCACCCATGATTGCGATACCGGCACCAGCAACGGGTCGGATCACATTGATATTAGCCGAGTTGAGATCGCCAAGTTCAGTATCGGTGTACTTGGTATCGACACCGACAGCGTTGGAGATTGCTGCAACAAGACCAGCAGGGGCACGGAACACGCCGACAGTGCTATCAATACGGCTGATAACACCAGCGATAGCGCCACCCGGAGGAACCGTAATGGTTGCACCGGACTGCTTCGGGTTCGGGATGATGATCCACGGAGTAAACGAAGCGACGTAAGAGTCACCGCTGTTCTGACTAAGCACCGAGTTGATCTGTGACTTGTACTGAGTCGCAGTCTGTCCGTAGGTACGGGGAGGCACGTTGTCATTGATGATGAACAGATCGCCACGTTCGGGGAACGTCGTGGACGAAACAGTACCGGGAGCGACATACGCCTCAGTATCATTTCGATCAGTCGTGTAACCGACAAGGTTGATAATGATCGGTCCTTCAATCTTGCTCACAGCGGCCTGAGCAGCGGAGGGATAATCGGAACTATCCGGCAGATCAGGATCTGTACCGTTCTCAAGAAGAGTAATAACTGCGATATCTTCAGGAACAACAGCAGGATCAAACGATGTAAGTCGAATCAACGTGGAGCCTGAGTATGGATCGTTGATAGCAGTATCAGCACGTCGTGTACCGGCAACATCTCCGGTCATCGTGAGGTACTGGAATCGCTCAACTTCAGAACCATCGCTATAAACAACGAGAGTAAATACGTCATTAGTAGGATCGACAGTAGTAACGGTAACACCGATTACGTTCCCGGCTGTTCCGACGCTGCGGGATTCAACTACAAACGCAGTGGAAGGTGTCACAGCACCGTCAGTAATTTCGTACGAAGCAACGTCTCCGGTGTCCTCACCGATTGCACGCTGGATATAGCAGGGTCGCCCACCATTTTGGAAGTACGAGTAAACGGCATACGGAAGGTACGTTGTTACTGTACGGGCATCCGTTGCAGGGTTGATGATATCGTCAAAGTTCCCAAAGTTGAGAACGTAGTCTGACCAAGTATCACAGCGAACTGGCTGATCGACAGGACCGGTTCCAGCGGTGCCCACAAAGAGGGCGATTGAGGTGGCAGACGCAGTATCGGCACTGTTTACAAGCAGTGACTCCTCAACGTACACACCCGGCTTTCGATAATCAAAAGGCATTTCAGGCTCCTAGGGAGATAAGTGTTAGGGAAATTCGATTAGTACTTGTCATACTTCTACGAGCCTGACGGCGGTTCAACTGTTACTGGTTCCGCAATTGTATGTGTATCGGTATACAAATGGGAACCTGACTCGTGAGTAGTGATCGGGTTTTCCTTGTAGATATCCACATGGACCCGACGTGCCTGCTCAACTTCATAAGCCCTGCTCTGAGGAATCTCAGCATCCATAGAGAGGGTGTAGACCTTTCGGAAAATCCGCTTATTGCCTGACTCACTCGTTTCCGAGGTATCGGCTGGGCGCATTTCCGTTACTTCACAACGTCGCCACGTTTGATCAGCCTCAACGCCGATCCAAAATGGGCGGGGCGGGAGGATATCAGTCATAAAGCGACTGAGAAGATACCGATCGTGAATAGCCGACCGGGTATGGACCGTCACCTGATACATGAGGGTATACATCAGGTATGGGTCAACATGGTACGAGGTAGTGCCGCTCTCGTCCTTTTCGGGGAGTTCGCTGGCAACCGAGGGGATGTACATCCCAGTACGAATCAGTTCCCCTGTAATAGGGTCGTTGAACTCGCAGTAGTTCTCATCAACCTTGTGGAAACTTGTCCACCGGTCGTATGAGGGGTTGATAGCGAGAAAGTCGATAGTGATGAACGGGAACTTGATTCGACGCTCACCCTCAGGGTAGCGGAACCAAACATCTACATCGACCATACCCGTCTTGTCGGGAACGGTGATACCTGAGAGGTATTCCTTCAGGGCAGCATCCTCAGCAAGTATAAGACCTGTATGGGCGGAGATATCTACATCCCCGACAGCGAGATCGTAATCCCATTCAGCGGCAGTCATTATTGATCCCCAAACGTGAGAGACCTAATAAGTGGTACAGGGGGGTTAGCCGGGTCACCATATTCTGCTGACATAGCCTCTGACATAACGTCAGTGTTGCGGATTCCGACCACATATTTGCCGTCCTGAGACCATGTCTCAATATGCTCGGCAACTGGTAGCCATCGCTCAGATTGGCGGGCTGCGGCTCGGAGATTCTCCTGCACCATAGTCATCGTTCGCTCGGCGGATTCTCGGACAGCACTATTTACTGCTTGGGCGTATGCGTCCAAGGCAGCAAAAAAACCTGCACCGATGTGCAGCGAATCTGCCACTTCCAAGCCTCCAAGGCGATGTTCTAATGGGAGAACCGACCGCTCAGCCAGTTCTGATCCCCATAATACACTATGGAGGCAATATGGGCCGAGTATCAGGCGTTAGTCGTGGTGTTAGATGTAGCGGCCACAGTACCTGTGTCCGTAATCCAGTCTTGGTAATCACCGTGTACTTCAGCAGTCAGAACTCTGTAATTGCCATAAGCGTTTGGGTTGTAGCCTAGATCGGTATAAAAGAGACGGAAATACCTAGTAGAAAATGGGCTAATTTCAAAATCGCAGGGGATTACCTGAAATCCAAAGACCTCGCCGCCCTGCCAGTATCTACCTGTCCAAGCAAAATTTGGGTAAACAAACTCATCAAGAGATACCGTTGAAGCACGGTTACCGGAAGGAAGATTATATAGTGCAACAATCTTTCTCCTAGCGCCACCGGCAGCAAGAGTAAACCCTAGCCATTCAGAACCACCGGGCCAAGCCCAACTCTGACCTGTCCAGTAGGTTCCGCTATTGTTGTCAAAGGCTTTACTACCGTGGTAGGTGTAGTCCCCGTAAGGCTCTCCGGGCCATTGGGATTGGGTCCAGTATGAAGCAACAAAAGATACGTTGGCGCTCCAGCGTGAATTGTCATAAGGGTACGAAGCAGCCCCGGTTACTACTCGTAGACGAGTACCACTGGATGTATTGGTAGAAAAAGTCTGAGATTCCCCTGCTATACCTAGAGTCTTCAGTCGTACATAATACGTTGTACTAGCGGCTCCAAAAGTATAAGTGTAAGAAGTACCGGTTCCTAGATTAACAGTACCGATCTGAGTATCGCTTGAATTATATATATAAAGCCTGTACCCAGTTACCGTTGCTCCGCTGCTGGGAGCAGTCCAAGTAAAGGTGACCTGTCTATTGTCCCCGTTACCTCCGCTACCAGTAAATGACGTAGCAGGATTTGGATAAGCGACATAGCCGCTATCTACCCAAACGCCGCCTTGTTTTACTTTTACCGATATGGCGGTTCTCCACTGGCCGTCGGATTTAACCCTAATAGACCCAGCAGCAGGGGTAGTCCACGAACTATCAGATGTCTGATGCTTGATTCTAAGGGCCATCAGGAGATCCAAATAGTCCCTTCGGGATAATCACCAACCGTTGGGGTACCTGACGACTGGTAAATAACCCAAGCATTTTTAGTTGTGGTTCCCGAAGATCCGTAATAGAAACTGGAGGTAGTGCGGATGGCCTGACTTGAGGCTGCATTGAGAAGAAGGTCTTTACCAGTCGCTGAAAGTACTGAAGGGCTTGTGCCTCCAACAACGATGGTGCCGTTAGCCGTGACTACACCGCTAGCGGTAATTGCCGCAGCGGTAGTCAATCCAGTAACACCGAGAGAGGTGGAAACTGTGACGGCAGATAAGGCAGAAGTACCGGATACGTTAAGACCGCCAGTAAGTGCTGTAGTTCCGGTGATATTAGCCCCGGCAGTTGTATTGATACTTCCTGTAATCTTTACCGGATTATTGATCTCAAGCGTAGTAGCGCTACCCACAGCCGTAGATGTAGTTACAGTGACGGCGTTGGACCCTGAGGTGTTGATAACAAGACCTGAGGATGAGGTGCTGATAGAACCTGATGATCCCGCCTTCAGGGAAGTCAGATACCCGCTAAGGGTCGTGGCCTCGGATACAGTTAGTGCTCCGCCTACTGTGGTGGTAGTACCTACGGCACCAATCGATACAACGCCCGACGTATTGTTGATAGTGACACCGGTACCGTCAGCGGCAGCAGAAGCCTTTAGTTCCGAAGTAGAAGCCCCATCCTTGATAAGTATGTGATCTGAGGAGGCGATGGTCTTAAAGGAATAGGGAGTCGTAGAGGTAGTACTAATAACCAGCGTGTCGTTGTAGTCGTTGAAGAACATACGACCATTAGTGAAGTTGGCTACACCAGCCGAAAGAGGGGTAGCAGCAGCAAGATCAGCGACGTTAATACGAACGATTGATCGTTCTTGTAGCCATGTGGCATCAGCGTCACGCCAGTTGTCACTAAGATCGATCCAGTCGGCATCGCCGTAACCGGAAACAGGAATAGGTTCAGTCATTTAAATATCTCCGTCAAGCGGGGGGTGGGGGTGGAGGTGGTGAAAGATCGGGGAAAAGGTCGAACACTCGTTCGTCCTCAGGTTGGGTTTCAATACCTGAAACTCCGATAATCACATCCTGACGAGCACGTCCCTTGATCTGAAAGTTACTAATCTCGTAATAGCGACCGTCGTAATAGAGGATGTCGTTAAGACGATCATCCCACCACGGCTTAGAGGGTTTAGTATCCCAAAGCCGACCACCGTGGGCTTCAGTAGCCCCAACGCCGGTTTCGTTAATAGTGCGAGCAGAGCATGCAAACCGAAGACGCTGAGTGGGACGACGGCCTTCAGGACCGTATGTCTCTGTATCTTCGATCTGATCAATCCACAGGACAGGAACTGCAATGCCGGGAAGGTAGTTCTTACCCCCCTCGTCATAGACATCGTCATACGAGGAATCGATATCAAACTTGAACCAAATTAGACCTTCGCCAATTTTGTTCTGATACCGGTCAAGTTCCTTATAGATATGGTTGGTTTCCCTACGGGTATCAATCATGGGTTACCCCCGGTACCGAGCGATCCCCAGCCCCCATATCCGAGGTCATAGGATTCAGTCTGCATGTTGGGATCTTGAGAACCCCAAAAGGCTTCCTCATCCTCAAAGGGTGCTGTCTCACCGGGGTCAATGAGAGGACGCACACGAATCGGCGGGCGAGGATTATCGATCTCACGACCACGGTAAATGGGTGCGTATCGATTGGACAGGCGGGTGATACGACGTAGCGTATGCATTTCGATCCGCTTGAGGCCGACGTTGAGCATTGCGGCCTTCTCTTCGTACCGGTTTTCCCAGTACTGAATGAGAGCCTGCACCTGCTGAAAGCGCTGGTGGGCAGGGATGTTCATGCCCTCAGGAGAAGAGATATCGATATCAGTTGCGAATTCAGCAAGCAGAGACCAAAGCGCTCCGACTAGAGCACCGATACCCATTACTTCGACCTCAACACCGAGGATGGACTGAAGGTCCACTCCGGGGCGATGGTACATATGTTCAGCGATAATCACCTGTGAGAAGAAATCAAGATCCTCATCAAGGAACCACTGGTAGTACATGCCTGATACATAGACCCCATCCTCATACTGAGAGGGGTTAGGGATCTTGATAAGCCCACCACGGGCATTGACCACAAAATCATCGATCGCAGCACCATCAGTATTATTGATCACAGAGACAGAAGAAGGCTCCACCAACGGGTGAGGCATCCGAAGAGTCGCCCCTGTAGTCGCAAAGTTGATTTCGAAAAAGGTTCCGAAATCTCTACTAAGTTTACGCGCTACAGACGAGACTTCTGCCAATGTTGTCATACACCCATAGTACCCTATCAGGCGGTATCAGACGAGGTGACGGCTGTATCAAGGCTTTGGACCTGCTCAAGGGCCTTCTTTAGGATGATATTCTCCAGCGTCAACTGCTTGTTGCGCTCTAGAACCTCTTCAATGACACTATTTAGGTCGATATCAATATCCATTAGTTTCTCCCTTAACACGACCGCCAGTGATGGTTCTAACCACTTCTTCGGCCCTAGCGACAGTTAGTACCTTGAAGTCTTCTTTATTAAGAACTTTCCTGACTACATCTTCACTGTTGCCGCCGCTTAGAATCGCATATGTATGAATAAGGGCGTTGTTCAGATCATTAATTTCAGACATCATGTCTGCGATTACTTCAGGAATCTTCGTCATCTAGCGCTCTCTTACAGGCTTCTACGAATACATCCCAGTCGTATTTATCTCCAAAAGCCGAGTATGAGGCAATGGTTGAGATTACTTCTCGGGGTAGTTCAATAGTGATCGTGTTTTTCTCCATCAGACTCTCCAGTCTCTAAAATATCTCGTTCGTTATGAATCAGCATAACCCCATCAGTGTTATCCCATTTTGGGGGAATGTGTCCCTCAATGTGGGAGTTGGGGTCCTCATTTATAGGGTCAGGCTTTAGGTTTAAATCATTAGTTACAAATGTACTAATGATGAATTTATCCCCTGATAAGGGGACTAGTCCAGCGTGCCTAAATGTCCAAGTGGCTGGAAATACTAGCACACGTCCTTTTTTAGCAGAAACCGTTATTTCCCAGTCGGCAAATTCTGTTTCCCCACCAACTTCGACATCATTCAAATAAACAATTACAGCCAAAATACGGTCGTTGTCTTCCAAAGACCAAGGGACAGAATCTACATGAGTACGATAATACCCTAGGTTTTGGTGATATCTCTGTAACTGATAGCCCGAATCTTTGAGATATATGGCCTTATGTAGAGTGTCGATCTTCTCAACATAATGGGCGAGAACACCGGTAAGTGACGTGTGTACTTCATAATCCAACTGAGAAAGGCTTTCGTGCCACCAATCTAATGGAGCATTTTCCGTTCTAATATCTACGGAACATTTTACGTCAGACATAATTCCGCTAATAGTCCTGCCGGGGGTGAAAGCCTGTTCATTCGTAATGAAGTCAGCCGACATCCTGTCACACACGTCCGCTGGTACAACGTCGTCGTACACAGCGATGTATTTCTGCTTACCTAGTGGGTAGTACACCTCAAGCATGAGACCCTCATTGATTTATAGATACTGGGAATCCGTATCCTACAGGGCTATCAACGATCTTATCGTGAAGCCAATATGATAGTTCGTTGGTCATATCAGGAGGAGTAGTGCGCTCTCTAGCGTCAGTACTACCACTTAGATATTTCACTACAAACTGGTCAGGAACCTCGGAGCGAATCCACGCTTCTAGTTCCGCTGGGACATCAAGTTCGGTAAGTAGAAGGTCTGCCGTGATGGCTGGCGCAACGTCTACGTCCAGCAGGACATAAGCGTCTCTCCACTCAAACATAAGTTTGAGTAGTTCTTGGAGAGTACGGGCTTCCACATTCCAGTGAGATACTGCAAATAGATCATCTGCGTCTTTGTCGTGGGCCTCTATGTATGAGATGTATCCGTGCGGGAGCAGTGAAATAACCGGAGAACTAATACGAAGCAACTTTTGATCGCCAAATCCGTTCTCACACATGATTCCATATACGGGATTAGGATCTAGTTTTCCACAGGAACAATTACCGTTACCGTCGGGAACATGGAACGACATAGGACCGATAACCCCACCGTCACATCTTCCATTTTCAGTCCATTTTAAAGGGATTAATTGTGCTGAAGCGAACCCGAACATACCAATTTGATCTGTACCGTTAACTGTCTTAGCAAAATAACCTACGGCACCCATATGGCTAGGTTCATCTTGCAGAAGGATCTTAGGACGCTCTGCTACTGGAAATCGTTCAATTTCATCGCTCATCTTATAATCCCTTCTACAGATACCTAATGATGTAATAAACCTCAACTACATCCACGTTGTGGCTGTGGTTAGCGCTTTCATTTCCAGCATTAGAAGTAATTGTGTGGCTATGGTTAGCGCTTTCATTACCGGCGTTAGATGTTATGGCATGGCTATGGTTAGCACTAATTCCACCAGTATTACCTGAAACACTATGGAAGTGGTTAGCAGAAATACCCGAAGTGGTCTTAGCACTATTGCC